TCGATAGCAGCAAATAAACCTTCAGTACCAGCTGTATTAGCTGTATTTAAAGTACCTATTGTACCTAAGTTTGTAGCTCCAGGAACTTCAGAAGCAGCTACAGCAAACTCAGATTCTAACATTGCCATTTCAATATAGTCAGTAAAACGAGCTCTAGTGTCAGCTTCAGCTTTTAAGTACCATAGGTAACCTGATTGACCAGCTTCTGTAGATATTTCAACCCAACCAATTCTAGACGCATCAGATCCTGATACCTCGTAGTAATCTTTCATAATAATTGGTTTATTAGTAAAAGATTTGAAGTCAGGCTCGTTAGCACCTCTTCTGTCGTTAGCAGCAACAGCGCCAACACCAGAGTTATCCATAGCACGGTAGTTGTCACCTTTACCAAATTCAGAACCATAGACTAATAAAGTAGTTCCTTTTGTTGCAGTGTTAGCTGATAAAGCAGAGCTTCCATAAGGAAGTAAATCAACAACAGCTGTGTTAACACCTGAAGATTGAACTACTCTAGAAACTAAACATTTAAATATACCATCAGAGTTTGAAACGATAACCTGGTCGTTTGGACGAATACCGTGATTAGCAGCTGTAAAACCAGATGTTTCATCAATATCAGACTCAACAGTAAACTGACATATATTACTTACACCAGTACCAGGGTCAATACCTGCAGTTGCAGAATTAATGTTTCCTTTGTAAGATAAATGTAATCTTGATTGTTCAGACCATACCACTTGATCAGCAGTCATAGCCTCTTCAGCCCCAACTTGAGATAAGAAACCTGAAATAGTTCTAGGTCCGAAAACCTCAGCTTCTTTCTCCATTAGGTCTGGTACATATTGTTGCGCCCAGCCTTCTCCAGCTGATGACGCAAGGTCTAAGTAGTTTGTTGCAAGTGTTTGCTTTTGTGAAGCAGGCACACTGTTTAACAAACCACCAGGATTTGAAATTGCCATAATTTTGTAATTTTAAATTGTTATTTATTGTTTTTAATTTTAAACTTAAAATCAGAAGAATTATCACCTAACACTTTTACTTTTATTCCACCCGCTTCAACAGTACCATGACTTTGTCTAGGACTCATATCAACGTTTTTGGCTTTAGCAACACTATTTTTCATAGCATCAGCTCTACCCTGCTCATAAAAGTGTTTTGCAACAGCGTCTGCATTCATCGCTGTAAATAAAGATTTATGATAACCCTTAGCATCTGATAACATAAGATTTTTATCTAAAAACTTTTTAGTAAAATTATTTATATCACTTTGAGTATTTTTAATCTCTTCAGCGTTGTTTACATTAAACCTATATTTTTTATCACCGACATTATATTCAAAACCTTTGAACTTGTCGTTAAAAACTTGATTAGTTTTTTGTGTAAAAACATTAGAGCTTTTTTCAACAGCTTTTTTATTTGCTTCTGACTCTTTGTTGTATCTATTAAAGAAGTTCATAGCTTTTTGTTGTTCAGGCGTAAGCCTTGAACCAGCTTTAATTTCTTCATAGTATTTGGACTTTTGCCCGTCCAAGTGGCTTCTAGCACTGGCAACTTGCTCTTTTAATGCTAGTTTTTTTCTTCGTATATCTCTTTCTTCATCTTCTTCTTCATCGTAAGAAAATGAGTCTTCCATAAGGAAGTTAATTTCTTCGTTTGTTAAATGTGGTTTTGTTTGCCTGTAATACTCATACAAAACATCATTGTCATTTAATTTGCTATAATCTTGATTTAGCTTTACGTAATCGTTTATATCACCACCAGTTTCTTCCATAAAATCAACTAGCTTTTGAATATTATCTGGTAGTGGCTTGCCTGTAGATTCTGCTTCAGCAACAGCTTCTTCAATTTTTTCTTCTACTTCAGTAACTTCTTCTTCAGTAGAATCTTCAGTTATTTCTTCTAATGTTGGAGTTTCTTGTGCTTCTGCTTCCTGCTGTACTTCTTCTTGTTCTTGTGCGGGCTCGGCGTTATCAGACTCTGCAACCACTCCGTTGTTGTCAACGTTATCTTCTTTAATCTCTTCCTTGGTTTCATTTTTTTCTTCTTTTGGTTTTATTGGTTTATCTAAATTTACTTTGATAACGTTATCTTCTTGTTTTGTTTCATTACTAATATTTACTTTAGTAACATTATCATCTTGATTTTGTTCTACAGTCTTTTCAGGTGTAGTTTCTTTTTTCTTTTTTGCCATAATATAATATAATAATAATTAATAAATTTACCTAGGTGTAAACCCGCCTAAATCAATTCCGCCTCCTAGTATATCATTACCTGAAGACTCAAAGTTTTTAGGTGGTTTTCCACTTTTT